ATTCCTGGCGTAGAAATTTATTTGCCTAAGTCGTCATCTTTGACGCAAGAACTAGGATTGTAATGGTAAAAGAAAATATTTTAAATTATTTTGCAAGTTACAACACTATTTTTACTCTGTCTTGTTTAACTAGAGACGAGTTGGCAATGCCTAATGAAACATATAAAAATAATATTCCTGCTAATGTTATTTTACGTAGTGGCGGCGGCGCAACAAACAAAGTAAACACAATTTATGAAGATTTAATAGGTGGTAAGCTAGAATATTTTATAGACAATTTAGCAATTAAAAGTTTAGTTGCGCCTAATAATAAATCTCGTGTTGCAAACGCAAATTACTTTGAATTTACAATTTATGAACCGTATTCTATGGGTTTATTCATGCAAACACTACAAATTGCAGCAACAAATAGCGGATATAGAAATTATATTGCTTCACCTTTTATGTTAAGTGTTGAATTTGTTGGATATGATGACGACGGTGATGTTCTTGTTACAGAAAATGGCGAAAACATTAGAAGAGATTTTCCAATTAAAATAACAAACATAGAATTTGAAGTTGATCAAGGTGGTTGTACTTATTCTGTAGAAGCAATGCCTTGGAATGAACAAGCATTTAGCGATCAAGTACAAGGTATTGGCAGTGATATCCAAATCAAAGGTAAAACTTCAATTCAGTTATTACAAAACGGAGAGCAAAGTTTAACAACAATTTTAAATGGTAGATTACAAGAATTAAAACAACAAGATCAATTGTTAGAAGCAGATGAAATTGTAATTACGTTTCCTACAGACATTGATACAAAAACAAATGCAGCACAAACTTCATCAAATACAAATACAGGTGCAACAAGACGGAAAAGTAAGTCAGGCGGTATTTTTGGGCAAATTGCAGCAGGAGCAATAGGTGGAGTTATAGGTGGTGCATTAAGCGGAAACAAAAATATTGGTCAAAACGCACTTCAAGGTGCGTTAGGTGGTGCATTAGGTGGTTTCGGCGGCGGTCTACTTGGTGGATTAGGACAAGGACTTGGAGGATTACTAACACAATTCAAGTCTGGAGACATTAATGGACTCTTTCAAAACATAAGTGGCTTCCTAGGAGCTCAAGCACCACAAAATTTTGAGGCATTTTTAAGTATGATTACTGGTCAAGTATTAACGAAAAGTAATATTGGCCAAAATTTAGCGAGAATTGCTCAATCTGAAGGCAGTGCAAATAGCATTGGAGCAAGTAAAATTGTAGAAGACTTTACAGAACAAGGTCAAGCACCTATGGCACAAACTGGACAAGTTTATGATGCAAAAAATAAAGTTATGACCAGAGCAAAAAACGTTATCAGCAACGATGAAAGAATGTTTTCTTGGCCTGCAGGAACAAAAATTACTAGAATGATAGAAGAAGTAATTCTTACAACTGCTTGGGCAAAAGAATTAAGGCAGCGTTCTCCTGATGCTAATGGTATGGTTCCTTGGTTTAGAATAGATGCAGAAACATATTTGAAACCAAATGTAAACCAAGAAACGGTTTATGGTACTGATGCAAAGGTTTATCATTACAAAGTTACTGAATATATGGTGCATACTAGCCATTTCCAAAAACCTAATGATCCAGGTCCTAGTTATGTTCAACTAAAAAATAATGCTGTGAAAGAATACAATTACATTTACACAGGAAAAAACATTGACATACTTAATTTTAATATTAGATTTAACGCAAGTTTCTTTCAATATGTTCAAAGTGATGTAAATAACGGTTCAAATGATTTTAAACAAGGCGGAACACAAAACAGAGCAGTAAAACAACCTGTACAAACACTTTCACTGGATACAAACCCTGCAGGATCTATAAGTGCGTCAGGTGCTACCGTACAAATGTTTACTAATTCAACAAGTACAATGGGCAACGGTGGTAGTGGCATTGATAATAGTGCAATACGTTGGGCAAGACAATTCCATGATCAAATTTTAGGATCAGGTAGTGTAGATTTAGTTGAAGTTGACTTAGAAATACACGGTGATCCTTACTATATGTTTGATTCAGGACTAGGAAATTGGACTGATACGGCAGCTAGTTTAAATGAAACTTCGTCTGGGCAAATAGAATACCAAAGAAGTGAATGCGATGTTATATTAAACTTTAGAACACCTATTGATTATGACAATGAACTTGGTAACATGATATTTCCTGAGGATACGGTACCTGTAGGTGCATTTAGTGGACTATATAAAGTTATAGAAATTGAAAACATTGTGCGACAAAATCAATTCACACAACGTCTTAAATTATTAAGAAGAAGAAATCAACCAGAAGATTTGGGTGTTGATGGTGCAGCGAATTCTAATAAAGTTGTTGAAGCACAAACAAGCCAAAAAATGCCGTCGCCATATAAGGACATTTAATTATGGATAACAAAAAGAATATGACTCCGGAACTTACTAGAACACCTGATTCTGGTGCAGAAATATCTCGTAGTGGTCCATATATTGGAAGAGTTGTAAAACACACTGATCCTTATTATCTTGGTGGGTTAGAAGTTGAACTTCTTAAAATGACTGAAGCAGGCAACCAAGGCGAAACATTAGGACAAACTGCAATTGTTTATTATGCAAGTCCTTTTTATGGTGTTACTGGAGCCCAACACTTAGGAAAAAATGACAGCTATTCAAATACACAAAAAAGTTACGGGTGGTGGGCAGTTCCACCTGATCCAGGCACACTTGTTTTGTGTACATTTGTTGAAGGTAGCAGAGAATTTGGTTATTGGTTTGGTTGTGTACCTGAAGTTGGCATGACATTTATGCTGCCGAGCGGGCAAGCAAGTACAGAACAATTAAGTGGTCCTGTTCCTAGTGAGTTAAAAGGAAAAAGACTTCCTGCAGGTGAGTACAACAAAAAAATTACCAAGCCTCAAACTAATAATGTCGTAAAATACAAAAGACCGGTAAATGAAGATTTAGTTTCTGCATTAACTGAACAAGGTTTAGTTGAAGATGATATACGTGGTATTACCACAACAAGTGCTCAACGTGAATTTCCAAGTGCAGTTTACGGTTTTAGTTCTCCTGGTCCAATAGACAAACGTGGTGGATCACCTCAAGGTGAAATTGGTTTAAAAGAAAGCAGAGCAACCGTACATGTTAACAGACTAGGAAGTAGTAGTATTGTAATTGATGATGGCGATGACAAATTAATTAGAGAAGGATCACCAGCAGATACACCTTACAAATACAAGAACAAAGAAGCTAGTGAAAAAGGCGGCGATGTAACTAGACCTGCAAACGAAATGATTAAACTTCGTACAAGAACAGGTGCTCAAATAATGATGAACACTAGTGAAGATTTAATATACATCAATAATAGTAGAGGCACAGCATGGATTGAAATGTCAAGCAATGGTAAGATTGATATTTACGCTCAAGATAGTATTAGTATTCATAGTGAAAATGATTTAAATTTTGTTGCTGATAGAGATATTAATTTTGAAGCAGGCAGAAATATCAACTTTAATGCTGTATCTAACATATATCAAACAGCAGCAGTAAACTGGGAAGTTAAAGTAGGAGTTGATGGAAAAATAACAACTAACAACTTTCTTGAAACAACAGCAGTTGATACAAAAATTACAAGTACTGGCAAGAGTCATATTAGTAGTAGTAGCGGACATTACGAAACTGCGGCTGTTATTCATATGAATGGACCCGAAGCTGAAACAGCAACCGCTGCAATTAAAGCAAAATTTCCGCAGCGTGTGCCACAGCACGAACCTTGGGATGGACATGAAAATTGGAATCCGCCTGAAACTGCACCAGATAAAACTGAAGCAGTTGAAGAAAGTCAAGATATTCATATGGAAGGTAGACCTGTACACACTGATAGAACGCCATTAAACGAGCTAGAATAAATATTATGAGGGTAACAACATGGCAACATTTCCAGTTAAAAAAGGCAGCTTAGGACGTATTGATAGCACTATTAGACAAAGTGCATTTGGACTTGCAAATAGACAAGTAGATGCTACTATTGGCAATATAACACAAGGAAATATTGCAGCAGCAGGTGCATTAACTGGTGCTGTAGGTGCTCTTGCAACAGGGGGCAGTTTAAAAGGTGCATTAGAAGGTGCAGTAAGTGGCGCAGCAAATGCATTAATTGGTAATGCTGTAGGACAATTACAAGGTGCACTTTCGCAATTACCTAATTTACCGGGATTACCTAATTTACAAGGTGTTCTAGGAGAAGCATTTGGTAGTTTTGGAGGTGTTGGCGGTGCTGGTGGTGTCACTTTTAGTGGCACAAGTCCAGCAAGCAATTATGCACCTCAACGTACAAGTATAGTTGATCCAGCAGGAGAAGCTGTTGAAATAACAATTGATAGTTTTTTGCAAGGTGTGCAAGGAAGTTTGTCTAGTATAGGCGGAGGCAATATATTTGGTGCTATGTTAGGTGGTGCTTTAGGTGGATTACTAAACAGCACAGGACTTACAGGATCATTAGCTAGTATTGGAGGTGCTTTTGGCGGTGCGCTAAATGGAGCACTAGGAGGTTTAAGTAATGCATTAGGACAAGCAGCTGGCGGTCTTGCACAAGGAATTGGAAAGGCAATATCGTCTATACCAGGTGTAGGCCCAGTTTTTGGACAATTTACCAGAGATGTTGGTGGATTAGTTTCAAACATTAATGGTGCTATTAATAGATTGCCAGCAGATCAAAAAGCATTAATGCAGGCCGCAGCAGTTGGTGTGGGCGCTAATTTAGTTAATAGAGCAATAAGATCAAAGCCAAACATTTCTGCTGTAGATGCTGTTGCAATAGCAGCAAATTTAGAGTTTGACGAACATCCAGCAGTGGCGTGTAAAAATGTATCTGATCGTGCAAGAGAATTGCACACTTTGTGTAATCCAACTATAAACGATCCTTTATTTGACAAATTGTATTCAAGTGCAAGAGAAGCAGCTATCGAATTTGATAAAGAAATTATAAGAAAATCTAATGGTAGATACGGTTTGCGTAAGCAAACTACAAATGAAAGAATAGAACAAGTACGCAAAGTAATTAATGGATCTGTGTTCTTAATAACGGAATAAATACGTTATGGCTACAAGTGAAAAACCCTTATACAAAAATATTACCATTGAAGGAAAGAAAGATTCTATTCCTGCAAGTAAAACCTATCGAGGTATTAGCACGGTAGCTAATTCAAAAAACTTTAATTTATATGATATTGCAATTATTAAACAAGATATTATAAATCATTTCCATATTCGTCAAGGAGAAAAGTTAGAAAATCCTAAATTTGGAACAATTATTTGGGATATACTTTTTGAACCGTTTACAGAAGATGTAAAACAAGCAATTATTAAAAATGTCACAGAAATAATAAATTATGATCCTCGTGTTAATGTTAAAGATATTATTATTGATACATACGAAAGTGGTATTCAAATTGATTGTAGTATTACATATTTGCCATACAGCATTACAGAAACATTACGATTAAGATTTGATCAAAACAACGGTTTAATTTAAACTACGCACTTTATCATATCAGGTAAATATACTATACAGCGAGGATAAGTGCAAATGTCAACAACCGACAGGCAAAATAGATTACTTCTGGCAGAAGATTGGAAAACAATTTACCAGAGTTTTAGATATGCAGATTTCCAAAGTTATGACTTTGATAATTTGCGTAGAACAATGATTAATTACATTAGGGAAAATTATCCTGAAGATTTCAATGATTATATTGAAAGTTCGGAATATCTTGCCTTAATCGATTTGATTGCATTTTTAGGTCAAAACCTTGCTTTCCGTACAGACTTAAATGCAAGAGAAAACTATATCGAACTTGCAGATAGAAGAGAAAGTATTTTACGTTTAGCAAGATTAATTAGTTATAATTCTAATCGTAATATTGCTGCTAGTGGCTTGTTAAAATTTGAAACAATAAGCACCACAGAAGATATTGTAGACAGCAATGGAAATAATCTTGCCAACCAAAGTATTATTTGGAATGACAATACCAATCCTAATTGGTATGAGCAATTTGTTAAAATATTAAATGCTGCATTACCTGCTAATAATGTTTTTGGTAGACCAGTTAGTAAAATGCAAATTGATGGTGTTAGTACAGAACAATACAGATTTAATAGTAATAATACCGATGTTCCAGTATACAGCTTTAGTAAGTTAGTAAGCGGAACAACAAAAAGATTTGAAATTGTTAGCACAGGTATTGATAACGATACATCTAGTATTGTTGAAGAAGCACCCTATCCTGGTAATAGATTAGGATTTTTATATCGTGACAACGGACAAGGTGCAGGCAGCTCAAATAGTGGTTTCTTTGTTCATTTTAGACAAGGTACCTTAAATAATACAACTTTTGCTGTAAGTAATTCAACACCTAACACAATTATTAATATTGATGCTGATAATATTAACAATGATGATATTTGGCTTTACAAATTAGATAGTAACGAAACAGAATCAGACCTTTGGAATAAAGTTTCAAATACCGAAGGCAATAATATTATATACAATAGTATATCAAAAGGTATACGTTCAATCTATAGTGTTTTAAGTAGAGTTAACAATCGTATTAGTTTAATTTTTAGTGATGGCACGTTTGGAGAATTACCAAAAGGAAAATTTAAAGCATACTATCGTCAAAGTGAAAACGAAAGTTACAAAATTTTACCAAGTGATTTAATTGGTATTAATTTGCAAATTCCATATGTAAGTAAAAACGGTACACAAGAAACTTTAAACATTATTTTAGAATTAAAATCAGTTGTTGAAAATGCAGATGCAGAAGAGTCAAACGAAAGCATTAAAATAAATGCTCCTAGTAATTATTACACTCAAAATAGATTAATTACAGCAGAAGATTATAATGTTGGTCCTTTAGGTGTAAGCCAACAAATTATTAAAGCAAAAAGTGTGAACAGAACTAGTAGCGGTATTAGTCGATATTACGATTTGAAAGATGCTACTGGAAAATATAGTAACACATTGATGTTTGGTGATGACGGAAGTTTATATAAAGAAAACATAGATTCAAAAGATAGTTTTGAATTTACAAATAGAACTGATATTGAAGGTGTAATATATAATCAAATAGTACCTATTATCAAAAATACATATGTGAAAAACTTTTACTTTGATAATTTTGATAGAAACAAAAGTATACAAGATTTAGGGTACTCATGGTCGTCTTCTTCAAATGAAACAAATAGAGGTACTGGCAAATTTATTGATCAGTTTGACATTTCAGTACAAGTATCAACATTTACATCAGGAATAATGAAATTTGTAGAAAAAGATTCTTTAATTAAATTTTTACCTCCCGCAAATCAATATTTTGACAAATACAATAATTTAAAAACAGGAACACCGTCGGTGCTTGGCGATAAAAATTATATTTGGGCAAAAGTTGTTTCTATTACAGAAGATGGAACAGGTGCAGACGAAAACGGATTAGGACCGATTGTGTTTAATGAAAAAATTCCTAACGGTTGCGGCATTGGTGAAATTATTCCAAAACTTAATATTACAATAAATGATGATGTAATTACAGAAATAATCGATCAAACATTTGCATACAAAACCTTTGGTTTACGTTATGATACAAATAGTAGAGAATGGGCCGTAGTTTTTGCAAATAATTTAAACACAAAAGATAATTTTAGTACAAGTAAAACTGGAGATGCAAGTAATCAACAATTAGATTCTAGTTGGTTATTATTATTTGAAACTAATGGTGAAAAATATACAATTAAAAGTCGCGGTACAAGATATGTATTTGAAAGCGATGAGCAAATTAGATTTTATTTTGATGGATTAGATAGAATTTATGATAGTAAAACAGGAAAAATTGTTACTGATAGTATTAGTGTACTAAGCAACAATAATCAACCAGATAGTTTAATTAATTTTACACAAAATTGGACTTGGCAAGTTAGTGCTGCATTTAGAAATAAAGCAGGATATGTTGATAGTAAAAAATTAGAATTAAGTTTTATCGATACAGACAACGACGGAGTAATTGACGATCCTGATTTATTTGTGCATATAGTACAGCCAGACACATCGCCTTTAACAAAATTGGTATTTGGTAAAAAAGTTGTTCAAAATGGCAGTGAAAATTTTAATTATATTGACAAAGACGAAGCAAAAATTACTATTGTTGAAACTGAAAGCGGTATAGGTGCTTATAGTCAATATGATGCAGATGCGGTATTCTACATAAAAACAAAGGACATTTTCAAGGTCTTTAATTCAACAAAAACAGCACTTACACTTTCAGTGGATTATGTTGCATATGTAGGTAGAGATAAAATTAGATTTGATTATGTTCATGCCGCTGCTGAAAATAGACGAATTGATCCAAGTAGTAGTAACATAATGGATGTTTATTTGCTTACTAAAAATTATGATGAAAATTATAGAAAATATTTGTCAGGGCAAGTTAGTGTAAAACCATTACCGCCAAGTAGTGATGCATTGTATTTAAGTTATGGTGCTGAAATTAATAAAATTAAAAGTGTAAGTGACGAAGTGGTTTATCATCCTGTAAAATATAAACCATTGTTTGGAAGTCAAGCACCTGTTGATTTACAAGCTGATATTAAAATTGTTAAAAATCCAAACAGAGTTGTAAATGATAATGACGTAAAATCAAGAACAATTAGTGCTATAAATGAATTTTTTGCATTAGAAAATTGGGATTTTGGTGAAACATTTTATTTTAGTGAATTAGCAACTTATATTATGAAACAGCTAAGTCCAGATGTAAGTAATATTGTGCTTGTTCCAAGAGACGAAACACAAGTGTTTGGTAGCTTATATGAAATAAAAAGTGAAAATGATGAAATTTTTATAAGTGCAGCAGCAGTTGAAGATGTTGAAATTATTGATGCATTAACTGCAACTAGACTTAAAGCATCAGGTAAAGTTGTTACAAGTGACGAAGTATTAAACACAGGAATACAAAGTGAAGTTACTACTACCTATTATACTGGAGGCAATAGCTAATAATGGCTTACAACGATAATCAAAACGAATATCCTATTCCACAAAATAGCAACGAGCAAAGAAACAACGATGCTTTGCTACCGAGATATTTTAGGACTGATCAAAACAAAAAGTTTTTAAGTGCTACACTTGATCAATTTACTAATCCTGGTGTAGTAGAAAAGATCAACGGTTTTGTTGGACGTAGAGAAGCTAAGGCTGCAAATATTAATGATCAATATGTTGCAGACATTACAAAAAATAGAGAAGATTATCAATTAGAAACTTTTGGTGTTGTAACTGATATTTTAGGAAATGTAAATTTTGATGCTGACTACCTTGATATGTTAGGCACATTAAAATCATTTAATGGTACTATTGACAATCATAACAACCTTTTTGAACAAGAATTTTATGCTTGGGATCCTCACATTGATTTTGATAAATTTACAAATTTCCGTGAATATTATTGGCTGCCAAATGGGCCTCAAGAAGTTCCTGTAAGAGGACAAAGCAAAGAAGTAACTAGCACTTATGTAGTTGAAACGGTAGTTGATGATGACAATACTGCATTTTTAATTACACCAGATGGGCTGACACGTAATAAATCTATAAAATTGTTTAGAGGACAAACTTATAGATTTGAAGTAAACGCACCAGGAAATCCTTTTGGTATTGCTTTATCACGTGCATATCAAAGTGGTGTATTTGAAGATAGTGCTTTAATAATTAATCCTTTTACAGACGGTGTAACCATTACACATAATGAAACTGATAATCCTGTAATTGACAAAGATGACTATATTAAAGAAGGTTTTGTTGAAAATGGAGTATTAGAATTTACTATTCCGACTAATGCACCAGACACTTTATATTACATCAGTCAAAACGATATTAACACAAGTGGTGTTTTTAACATATTCGACATTGAGGAAAATACTGAAATAAATGTTGAAGAAGAAATTATTGGTAAAAAAACTTATACTACAGAATCAGGGTGGGAATTTAGCAATGGAATGAAAGTGTATTTTACAGGCGAAGTTACGCCTGCTGAATATGCTAACGGTTTGTTTTATGTAGAAGGAGTAGGATCAAAAATTCAACTTATTTCGGTTGATAGTTTAGAAGTTCCTGCTACATTTACAACCAACACTTTCGTTCCGTTTGATACTAATGGTTTTGATAGAGTACCTTTTAGTGATGCAACAACATTTGCTGGAACAAAAGATTACTTTGTGATTTCTAGAAGAGATAATAGTAAAAATGCATGGGCTAGATATAACAAATGGTTCCATAGAGATGTAATTGTTAAAAGTGCTGAGATTAATAATCAACTTTTAGAATTAGATCAAAGTTCAAGAGCAAAACGTCCAATTATTGAATTTGAGCCAAATTTACGTTTATACAATCACGGCACTACATTTAAACAAAACGTAAATCTTGTTGACAATTTTACAAAAGATGTAATGTCTACAATCGAAGGCAGTGTAGGATATAATGTTGATGGAATAGATTTAGCGGAAGGCATGCGTGTTTTGTTTACAGCAGATCAAGATTATCTTGTAAACGGAAAAATTTTCCAAGTTAAATTTATTACACATAACAATGTAAAACAAATTGCATTAATTGAAACTGATGATACCGATCCTATTTTAGATCAAACAATACTTGCAAGCCAAGGTAACAAAAACGGCGGCAAAAGTTTTTGGTACAACGGAACTGAGTGGAAATTAGCACAAGATAAATCAGGTGTTAATCAAGCACCTTTATTTGATTTATTTGACAAAGACGGATATAGTATAAGTGATACAAACTATTATTTGAATAATGATTTTACTGGAAATAGAATTTTTAATTACAGAGTTGGAGAAGGAACTAACGATACAGAATTAGGATTTCCATTAACTTATCAAAACTTTGTTAATATTGGTGATATTGTATTTGATTTTTCTATGTTGAATAAAACTTATAGCTATGAAAAAATTGATAACACTACTGGCACTATTTCTAGCGATACATTATTTTTAAAGAAAACTGATAATGGAACTACATTAGTAAATGCATGGAAAAAAGCCAATAGAAAAAGTAGACAATATGTTGTAAGAAAATACACCGGCGAAGAATTTACTAATAATTTTCCTATTGATGTTTACACAAATAGTGCAAATTTAACTGATATTGATGTGCGAGTATTTGTTAATAACGATTATAAAATTGCTGGTGTTGATTATGCATTTATAAATGAAAATAATGTTCGTAAAATTGTTCTTAATAAAAATATAGAATTTACAGACATTGTAATTGTTAAAACATATAGTAGTGCAAACAAAAATGAAAATGGATATTATGAAATACCTCATAACTTTGAAAGAAATCCATTAAACAATAATATAATAGAATTTACATTAGGTCAAGTAAACGATCACGTAGAAGGTTTAGTACAAGAGCTATCTAATTTTTCTGGTATTCATCCTGGTGAAAATAATTTAAGAGATCTCGGAGACATTATTCCATTTGGAAGAAAATTTGTAAAACATTCAGGTCCGTTTAATTTAGCACTATATCATTTAGTATCAAAAGAAAATAACATTGTAAATGCAGCAAGATTTGCATTAAATGAATATACAAAGTTCAAAAGATTATTTTTACAAGTGGCAAAAGAAAATAGTTTTACAGGAAATGTAAAAGAACAAGTAGATCAAATATTTTATTCTATAAACTCTGAAAAAAATAAACGTATGCCTTTTTACAGCTCAGACATGTTAGGTGTTGGCGGTTCTAAAAAACTTTCCTATGAAGTTTTAGATTTTAGAAATCAGTATTATGCATTATCAGAACTTTTTGATAAAACAAAAATTAGCAACAAAGCTGTAAACGTTTATGTTAATAACATTCAATTAACTCACGGTATTGATTATGAATTTGATGAAAATGGATTTGTAAAAATTACATCAACTTTATCAAATGGTGACGAAATTGAAATTTTTGAATACGCTAATACAGAAGGTAGCTTTGTACCTCCTACTCCGACTAAAATTGGAATGTATCCTGCATTTGAACCAAAAAAGTTTTTAGATACATCTTATAGCACACCTACTCAAGTAATACAAGGACATGATGGTAGTTTAACCGTTGCATTTAACGATTACAGAGATGAATTACTTTTAGAATTAGAAAAGCGTATTTTCAACAATTTAAAAGTTGCCTATGACACTAGTATCTTTGACATTCATGATATTATAGGTGGACAAAATAGAAATACTAAAATTACAAATAGGCAAATAGATGCAATCATGATTAAAGATTTTCTTGATTGGAATAAAATTGCAAAAGTAAAAGATTATACTAATAATGATTTTGTAACATTTGGTTCTCCTTTTACTTACAATTATAGATTAAGTACAAGTCCTAGTAATGTTCAACTACCAGGATTTTGGAGAGGAGTATACAAGTTTGCGTATGATACAGATACTCCGCACCTAACACCTTGGCAAATGATTGGTTTTAGTATAAAACCTTCATGGTGGGAAGCGCAGTATGGTCCTGCGCCGTATACTTCAGACAACTTAGTTTTATGGAACGACTTGTCAAAAGGTATAATTAGAGAACCTAATAAACCTGTTAGAATAAACCCAAAATATGTTCGTCCAAATTTGTTAAAGCATTTGCCTGTAAATAGCAATGGGCAAGTTGTTTCCCCTGTTGAGTCTGGATATTCAAGATCTTTCAGTTATACAACATCTAATTTTTTACCTTTCAAATTTGGTGATCATGGTCCTACTGAAACAGCATGGAGACGTAGTAGCGGATATCCGTTTAGTTTAATGGTAGCAGCTATCGTTTTAAAACCTTCTCATGTAATCGGTGTTGGTTTTGACAGAAGCAGAATCACTAGAGATTTGTCTGGCGATTTAATTTATGCAGATACTAACAAAACAATAAGATTACAAGATATTAAATTTCCTCAACAAGAATTAGATGATGGATATTGCATAACTGGTGGATTTGTAAATTGGATTACTGAATATAGCAACACAAACGTTGATGCTGATTATAGTCAATACATTACCAACATACAAACATTTGATAATAAAATTGCATTTAAACTTGCAGGATTTGCAGATAAAAATAAATTAAAACTTGTGTTGGACAGCAAAACACCGTTGAATAAAGGAAATGTATTTGTTCCTTTTGAAAATTATGATATTAGTTTACGTAAAAGCAGTGTGTTAGATGTTGTAACTTATAGTGGTATAATAATTGAAAGAGTTAGCGGCGGATATAAAATTAATGGATTTGATGATCAAAATCCAACATTCAAATATTTTGCACATAGAACAACAGCCAATGATCCTAATTTTAGTGTTGGCGGTATAAGTGAAAGTTTTATTCCTTGGGCAGAAAACAAAATTTATGTTGCTGGAAAAATAGTTCAATACCAAGACAAATACTATAGAGTTAATCAAACACACACTAGTACAAATGATTTTGATAGTTCTAAATTTTCTTTATTATCAAGTTTACCTATTGTCGGCGGTGTAACTGCAACATTACGTAAAAACTTTGAAAGTCAAGTAAGCGTTTTAGACTATGGAACAATTTTACCGAGTGTGCAAGAAGTAGTTGATTTTATCATTGGATATGGTAAACAATTACAAAACCAAGGATTTGTTTTTGATTATTATAATTCTTCAATTAATGCTATAGAAAATTGGAGTTTAAGTGCTAAAGAATTTTTATTCTGGACCACACAAAACTGGTCAGAAAATAGTGTTATAACATTAAGTCCAGGTGCTAATAGATTATTGTTTAGTAGTGAATATTTTGTTGTAGATAATATTTTTGATTCTATTACTGGAGCAGTTTTAAACGAATCAAAAAAACCTATTAAAAATGCAAAGTCTAATATTGCTAGAGACAAAACAAATTTGTTTAGTTTAAAATCTGATAATGAAGGTATCTATTTCTGTAAATTAAATTTAATTCAAAAAGAGCATGTTGTTATTTTAGATAACAAAACGGTTTTCAATGATACAATATATGATCCTGAAACTGGTTATAGACAAGAACGTTTAAAAGTTGTAGGTTATAGAACAGACGGATGGAACGGTAGCTTAAACATTCCTGGATTTACGTATGATGATTCTAAAGTTACAGAATGGAAAAGTTGGAAAGATTACCAAATTGGAGATTTAGTTAAATTTAAAGAATTTTATTATTCTGCAAATGTAAAGCACAGCGGTACTGAAGAATTTAATTATAGTTTATGGCAACGTTTACCTGAACGTCCTCAAAAATCCTTAACGCCTAACTGGGATTATAAAGCGAATCAGTTTACAGATTTTTACGATTTAGATACAGATAATTTTGATAGCGAACAACAAAGACTTGCACAGCATTTGATTGGGTACCAAAAAAGAGATTATTTACAAAACATTATTCAAGATGATGTTAGTCAGTATAAATTCTATCAAGGTTTTATTCAAGACAAAGGCACAAATAATGCATTAACTAAATTATTTGATAAACTAGGCAGTGCTGATAAAGATAGTTTAGAGTTCTTTGAAGAATGGGCAATTCGTGTCGGACAATACGGTGCTACTAGCAGTTATGAAGAAGTTGAATTCCAACTTGATGAAAGCAAATTTAGAATAGAACCTCAAACTATTGAATTAGTACAAAGTGTTAATAATACTAGAACAGATTTAGTTTACCAGTATCCTAAGAAAGACATATATCTTTCTACAACAGAGTATAATAACGAACCATTTCCTGTTATTTACAGAGAAGAAGAATATAGCAAAACTGGTGGTTATGTAAAATTAGATCAAATTGATTTTATTGCAAAAACTTTTGTAGACATTTTAGCATTAGATGTTGATTCAGTTGACATAGGAGATTATGTATGGGTTCCAGAAAATAACCAGACATGGAATGTATACAAGCATATTCAATCTCCTATTAGAATTTTGTCTATTACACAAACAGCCAACGGGTTTGAAGCACAATTTGATAAACCTGTTCCATTTGCAGATGGCGAAATTGTAGGTTTTAACAACATAAACGATGAAATAAACGGTTTTTGGTTAGCAAGAAATATTACATATAACAAAATGGAAATATATCTTGATACACCTATATCAGATGAGTTTATAGACTTGTCAGATAGCACATTAGGTATTGTTACACAAATGAATTCAAGACGTGTTACAACATCTGAAAATATTAATGATATTGTGCAAAAATATGATATTACAGATAACGAACGTATTTGGGTAGATGACAACGGAACAGGAAAGTTTGAAGTGTTTGATAACAAACCTGTTTTTGAATTCAAAAAAGAGTTACTAAACCCTAGAACAGGAGATACTGGTTTTGGTAGCGTTATTGCAGTAAGCGATAATAATACAATAATGGCTGTTGGCGCACCTGAATACGAAGATGGCGAAGTTTACATTTATGCAAGACTTAGCGAAGCGTCTGATTTTGTACTAATACAAACTCTATCTCCAGTAGATCAAATTTCTATAGAAATTACAAATGCTACTCAAACTAATCCTGTTGTAATTACTACATCGGAAAATCATAATTTAGTTGACGGTAGAAGAGTAAGATTTACAAATGTACCAGGTATGACTGATATTAACGACAACAACTATTACATAGAAGTTGTTGACGATACTACACTTAATTTGTATAATGATGGGGCATTAACATCTTCTGTAGACGGAACTGGATTTGGTGCATATGTTTACAATCCTTTAGTACATACTACTAGAGGAGATATGGCAAAATTATTATTTGATCCTTTAGGTAAATTTGGTACTAGTGTTTCTATATCACCAGATTCAAATTATTTGTTTGTAGGCTCTCCTGATGCATCAAATGTTGCAACAAGATATCGCGGCGTATTAGATCCAGCTGGTGCATATGAAACAGGAGACATAGTAAGTCAAAAAGGTACTCTTTGGAGAGCCAAAGTAGACATTATTCCAGAAAGTAGCACAATCAATCTTTTAAGTCAAGATTGGGAAGAAGTTGATGTTATTAACATTGATGCAGAAGGTTATACTATTCCTTACAATAATATGGGATATGTAAGTGTTTATAAAAAAGATACAAACAATAGTTTTAACTTATTAGAAAGATTTGTTTCACCTGAACCTGTTGCAGATGAAAAATTTGGTCTTGCATTAAAGTCAAAAAATATTAGTGATTTTAGATACAGAACTTTTATTCGTAGTGCTACAGACAATGGTAGAGTTTATTTTACAGAAAACAAAGAAGATGATTATAATAAAATTAAATTCACAAAAGATAAAAACTACAAAGG